GTTAAACGGCTATCCTAGCAATAATTGGGTTGACGTTACTGGTAGTACAAAATACACAATTACAAATAATTCATTAATTTGGCATACAGACGACGCTGAAGAATTTGTAATGACTCGCAGTAATAGAAATATTTTAGCATACGATTTAAACTTAATGGCTGACGACGGTTTGCTTGAGTTCAGCTTAGAGCAGAACGTAGTTCGGAATTCAGTTACTGCAGCACAAATCATGCAGGTGTCGATGGGTGAATTAGATATATTCTTAAACGGATATAGCTTAATTGAAGATTTAGATTATTTTGTGGTTTTCCCAAAAATCATGATTGTAAATAAATCGTATTTGATTGATCCATTAACAAAGAAACAAAAGATCACCATTCGTTTCAGTGGTTTCTGTGATTCAGAACTAAAGCATAATAAAACTAAAGATGTTGGTTTTATTAAACACGGTTTATTGTCGCATAACAACAAATTCGATATTCGGGACGACAAAGTCTTAAGAATTGTTGTTGGTGGTAAATTACACCATAGAAGCGAATTAAAGTTTTCAGAAAAAGATCCAGGTGTAACTGTACCAAATACAGCTAATGGTATTCCTTATGCTATTCGAGATATCGTTGTTCCGTTACATGGTTTAGCAGTCTCAGATACCTATACTTGTAGAAAATCGTCACTCGAAATAGATAAGTTAATTTCTGACTACATGACGTTATGGGCTCCAGAAGTTCAATATGATTCACTGAATGTAATTGAAGCAATATATGAAGTGTTCAGTCCATTCTGTTGCAAACTTATTTATGATTTAAAAGCAGGAATAATTAATGATGCATTATTAAAAGAACAATATAATGATGCAGATGTGATTAGGCTCTGTAAACCATACGAGTATTTGCTTCAATTTGATCCTACGCAAACGGGTTTAGCTCCCGACAGTGATTATGTGGTGGTTCACCCGCATAACTTAAAAACCGTTATAGATATTGATATTTATGGTTATAAGTTTGTTACAAGAGCCATTAAGCTATATTTACACAACGCTATCGATTTGAGCCACTCTGTTAGCATTTCAACGTATTAGGAATTTAGATAATGGGAAATACTATTAGTTCAAATATTGCAGGCATTGATGGAATCGTACCAATCTATCAGCCAAATTTACGATGGAGTACTTGGGCTCTAAATGAAATCTATTTAGGACAAGAAGGACAAGATCGTTACGTTCCGAATGTAAAAGATTATGTTGTGAATACCGATACAGACCAACGGTGGAAAGTAGTTGCTGTAGATCCTACCACATTGATTCCGACATTAGACGAAATCATTCCTGAAAATGTTGGTGCTTTTTCTGATTACGATATTTTACTTGGAGTTGGTCCAGGAACGCAAAGCGACACTTATCGCGTTTATCTTGATAAGTCAGTAATGCCACATACGCTTAGCGTCGACGCTCGTTTAAAAGTAGCTGGCAGCATGGTTACGAAGGCAATGATCTTCAAGGGAAGTGAATTATCAGGTACATCAAAAGTAATTAGCGCACTGTACGATCAAACAGGCACGTTACTTGGACAAGCAATTCCTCTTGAATTAGTTGCTATGGAAGGTAATAACAATATTTCAGTTAAAACCGTTCCTGTCTGTCACACCCTTGAAGAACTGCCTGACGGTGAAGTCGTTACTGCTGTGTTCTATTCTGACAACGGTCGTGTTGTTTCAAAGCGTCAGTTATTAATTGAAAACACAGCTTTCATTAGAAATACGGATGCTTCTGTCAAGTACATCATTGGCATTTCTCTTGAATCACCATTCTTATCACACAGCGATAACCGATTAATTCAATATCCGTTAAACGTTCCTTTAAACGGACTTGGTTTAATTGGTGTTGTTCAATACAGCGATGGTTCTAAAATTCGACTGCCTGTTGATGGAACAAAGTTCTCAATTTTTGGATTTGAAGGTTATTTATCTTCGATCATTGGTCAAAAATTTAATCTTGTTCTTAAGTATTCGTTATCAGTTGGCGAAGTTGTTTATGGTTCCAATGTAGCTGATGGACAGTTTATAACACAGAAATATAAAGCAACAACTGTTAAGGCAGACGGAGCCTATACTGTTAAGCTTTATGGATATCCTGTTTGGGTTGATGCTATCAACGGTTATGTTCTAGAGTGGTTTATGTACGATCTTAATCGTAATAACTTCTACAGAGTTACACCGTATGTCAAATTCAACACAAACACACGAGCATTTAATCCGACGCTTTATGGCATTAATCAACAACTAAGTGTTTCAATTAATTTAAAAGATGTTAATGGTTCGTTTACACCATACATCCATGCTCAAATAATCAACATTTCACTAATGGGTCCAGGAACAGAACGCACTACAAATTGGACCGTTGGCTTTACGCCAAATCAAGACCCGCAATACGGTCAAAATAATTTTGCAGCTACAACATTCATTAATCAGAATTTATGGAAAGTTAAACTAGACTCTGGTTATGTGTCGTTAGCTAGTTGGTTGGAACATTTATATTACAACACGCTTCCATTATCAGATAGTTCAAAAGAAGCTGTTCCGCCTGCGCCTAATTATTTTACTATAGTTGTCGGTAATGATAGATTGGAATTTCCAATATCTCAATGGAATCAGGAATTAACTATTTCTGATGCTGTTCCTGACAATACAACCTTGTTTATTAGTTTTTTCTTAAGAACGCCAGATAATGATATTCATTTATCAATTGCTGGTTTGCCTATTTATCAAACCGTTTCAGGCAATAATAATGGGGGTGGAACACCTGCAACTGTTCTTAAGGCATTCAACATTTTCGGAGCCGGCATTCCAGATAATGGAAATAATGCAGGAACAGGTTATCTGGTTAATGACGTAATAACATTTGTAGGCGGAGTATATACTGAGCCAGTTCAGTTGAAAGTAATTAGTACTGATTGGATTAATCCAGGCGGTATTGGCGGCTTTGTTGTTCTTAACTCAGGTAATTATACAGTACAACCAACGCAACCAATAACGGTTACTGGTGGTTCAGGAACAGGAGCGACTTTTACCGGCGAATTCCATCCATTGGATTATGTTCCGCCAGTAGTTCCTGTAGTAGATTATTACACAGCAACTGTTTTTGATTTAAATGATTCAGGAACAGGTTATAGTCCTGGCGATTTATTGACATTGGTTGGCGGTACGCCGAATGTTGGTTATTTAACAAACGGAACTTCGTATGAAATTAAGACCACTGTCCAAGTTCAAACAACAGATGTTGATGGAAGTATTTTACTTACAAAAGTAATTGAGCGCGGTCAGTATGTAACGCCACCAGACTCACCAATCCTAGTAACTGGAGGAACTGGTTCTGGAGCAAAACTTGTTGGTCCTTACACACCAATGAGTAATCTCTTTGCTCGTTACACTGTTGATCCTAATGGCGGGGTAACAATCGTCGATAGCGGCCTCGGTTATGAAATTGGCGATGCATTAGAAATGAATGGCGGTGTTTTCATTGATCCAGCAATATTGACTGTAACTGGTATTGATGGTAATGGCGCCATAACGGAACTAACCATTTATGATGTTGGTAGTTATAGCAACACGCCACAAGTAGCAGCAATATCATTAACTGGCGGTTCAGGTTCTGGTGCAACAGTTACTGTTTATTATTTACCTGTTTAAAGTAATTTAATTTAATAACTATTTCCCTACTATAATCTGATTATTGATTATAGTAGGGAATATAGTAATTTAGTTTAAATTTAGGAGAACATCATAATTTTATTTAAAAAAGATTGGAGTCGTTATCCTGACGCGATAATTGACCTCGATACTAAAAACAAATCGTTTATAAGACTTGCTAGTATATATCGACACATGGGTATTGAAAACCACGCATTTATATTGGCATTAATAAACCCAAAACTAAAAGGTGTAGATCCATTTGATCCTGATTTAACAGTCGAGCAAATGGCGGATATTGCAATCGAATGTAGTATAAACCCATTTTATTTTATACGCGAAGTAGCTAGAGCTCCTGCAATTGGTTCTAATCATTCTGTCCCGTTTGAAGCCAATCGCGGTAATATCGCTTTGTTCTGGTGTTTCTTTAATCACATCATGATTATTTTAATCCAGATCCGTCAAACAGGGAAATCGTTCTCAACAGATACTTTAATGGTTCTGTTAATGAACATCATGTGTTTAAATACGCAGATAAATCTACTTACTAAAGACGACGTTCTTCGAAGAAGAAATATTGAACGCGTTAAAGAAATTGCTGCGGAGCTTCCTAGGTATTTACAACAAAACACTAAAAGCGATGCCAATAACGGTGAAGAAATTACAGTACGTAGTTTAGGTAATAACTACATAACACACGTACCGCAGTCGTCTCCTAAAAGAGCATACAACATGGGCCGTGGTTTAACTAGCCCAATCTTCCACGTTGATGAAGGTCCTTATCAGCCTAATATTTCTATATCGCTTCCAGCAGCACTTGCTGCGACTGGCGCTGCCATTGATGCAGCTAAGAAAGCTGGAACGCCGTATGGAACGATTCTTACGACTACAGCTGGTAAAAAAGACGACAGAGATGGTAAGTTTATTTTCAATCTTTTAAGTGACTCTGCTGTTTGGTCTGAAAAATTCTTTGATGCAGAAGATCTTGAAGAATTAGAAAATATTATTAAGCACAATTCTAGAGCTGGCGTTTGTCGTGTAAATGCTACTTTTAATCACCAGCAACTTGGTAAAACGGATGCTTGGTTAAAAGAGAAGTTAAACGAATCATTACAAACTGGCGATGACGCTAATAGAGATTATTTTAATTTATGGACTTCTGGCTCACAAACAAATCCATTACCAGTAGGTATTTTGGAGAAAATCTCTAGAAGTCAAATGGGTGAGTTGTATACCGATATAAGTAAACCACATGGGTACATTACTCGCTGGTATATTCCAGAAGAAGAAATTCAAACTCGTCTAAAAACAAGTAAATTTGTAATGGGTATGGACACTA